GTTACCTTACCTCTTGAGGTAAGTTCTTCAACGATAATTGGGTTTGAGATGATGAGCATTGTTCTGTCACCCTCTTCAGAGGCAGCTACTTTACAGAATATCTCTTCACCTGATTTGAATTTAATTGTGGAATAGAAGTCATCTTCGATCATCTATCTTCCTCCTAGTCTTTTAAGTTGACTGAAATAATGTCATAGTTGAATTGTTCTGAAACATATATTTTCACTCTTTCAATAAAGTGATTCAAGGTATAGTTTTTCCTTGATCCCTTTGTTGTATCATCAGCGATGTCATATAGTCTTGCCTTGACCTTATCTTTGCCTTTGCGTAGGACTCTACCAATACTCTGAAGGTTTCTTACCCTAGATTTAGATGGAGAGGCAAAGATTACATTGTGAAGGTTCTTGATGTTAATTCCTGTGCTGAAAGTGCCGTAAGATGCAACAATGATAGCATCTTGTTCTTGTTCAGTAATTCTTCTTACTTCTTCTCTATCTTCAGCATCAACACCCCCATGGATGAAGAATACCTTTCTCTTATCCGTGGTGTTTTTATTTATCATATCAAAAATTATCTGTCCATGAGTTTCTACTCTGGTATACAACACAAGAGTATTACCTTTCAAGTCACATGCTAGATTAGAGATAAACTTATTTCTTCTCTCATGACCAATCAGATATTTAATCTCATCCTCATAGGTAGGGAATACCTGTGGTGTATGTTTAAGGACAACACACTGAATATCTAGTGTAGCTAGGTGTCCTTCATCAATGAGTTTCTTTGTACCTGTAACCTTATAAGAAGGACCAAAGAGACCCTCTAACACCCACTTATGGGTCTGTGTACCATCCAATGTACCTGTGAAACCATACCTATACTTGGCATGATGACACTTGTCCATGATACCAATAAGTGACTTACTCTTAAAAAGGTGCGCTTCGTCACCAATAATAACATCGTACTCTTCAAAAAAGGCGCGGTCCAGTTGATAGACTGACTGCCATGTGGTGATGGTTACCTCATTAGTATTGACTCTCTCCCTACCAGCATAGATTCTGTGACAATGGTTTTCTGCATCCCATCCATATTGTTGGAAGTCCTTAAACATCTGTTCTACGAGTGATGTAGTAGGGACCACAAGTAGAACCTTCCTCTTCAAACCAACATGAAACCTGACAATCGAGTAAATCATAAATGACTTACCTGATGCAGTTGGTGAGATGAGTAGTTTTCTGTTGTACCTCAGAGCATCATGGACAGCATCAATCTGATAGTCTCTGGGTCTAAGGTCTGTGATGGATGCAATATAATCCTTGACACCCTCATGATTGATCATCTCATTCACTTCGAATGGGAGACCATAGAACTTATTATTCTTAAATTCGTATCCGTATCCTGCCTTTTCACAGAAGGCAACAACTTTATCAAGAAGACCCACATAGATTCTCTTGGTTTTCATATTGAATAGGTGAATCTCTCCGTTCCAGTTTCTCTTACGAAACTGAGGCATGAACTTTGCATTAGGAGCTTCAAACGTGAACCTATCTCTAAGTTCATATTCAATATGTGGTTCTGTAGTTATCTTGAGATAAACTTCGTTTATCTTTTCAATGATAAGGTCAGCCATACCCTTATGGGTTCACTGACATTATTTAGGAATCATTATGAAACCTATAATCCAGAATCATTCTGTACAGGTCATCTCTAATTCTGAACAGGTTGTCTTGTTCATGTGGATCACCACCAGGCCATCTTGCAATCTGGGTGCATACACACATATACAGACATCTTATGTCTGCAATAGACATATCAATCGTATAATCGGGGACGTATTCTTCGTTCATCCTAACCCTGAATTGAAACGCATAAACTCAATGCTGTTTTTGATTTGATATGTTCTATTGGATATCTGTTTTAAGATACTCTCAATATAAACGAGCATTGTGTCGTAATAGTCTATTTTCAACGAAACTCCTGAGAGTCTCTCATCTGCGTCCAGATACTTTTGCATAGTGTCTTTATCTCGGATCTTCTTGGGAAACGGATCTTTGACATATACTTCTGGATCAGCTTTACCGGAGAAGTACTCATAACGTTCATGACGAATGTTTTTTCTTTGTTGTTCCGCCTTCTTTCTCAAAAGAAAGAGAGTATTATATAGTTCAAAATATTTGGCGTGAAGACTGGGAATGTGCAACGACTCGGTGTGTAGGTTGTCTATATCAATCTTCGCGTCTTCATTCCACATCTTCTGGAGAGTATCCAGATCAATCATTAGCAACAGGTTGTGGGTTCAATGTTGTATATAGTATACTTGAAAGAAACCTCAGCTGTCAAGTATTCTACGTCAGCAACTGTAGCATCGAACTGAATATCTGATAATTGATATGGGAATAAGTCTTCAAACTTAACATAGAACATTGGTTTATTGAGTTGACTCAGAATTGTCAGTGTTCCGTCTGAGTATAGATTCAACATATCATTGTCACCATTTATATTTCCTGTCTTCTGGAAATCATAAATTTGAGTGAGTGACTCAGGGAATCCAATACCTCTAATCCAATTCTGAACCTCAAGATAGTTCTCTAAATTTTCATCAATCAAAAATCTGAGACTGAGGTCACCAAAGTCAATCTTCTCACCTGGTCTAGGGATGTCAGTGAGGTAATTAGTCTGTTGAGCAACACCAAGATTCAATGATGGAACATTGATTCTATTTCCAAAGTATGAAATCTTAGGTGCTCTCTGAACCTGAAACAAAAAACCAGTAGGCGTCAGAAAATTCCTATCAGTAATCTGACTGGAAAGAGGAGTTTTTCTTCTTTTTGTTGTACTAGTGGCCCTAACTCTGGGTGGTTTGGTCTTAGTACTTGGTAGTTTAGCCATTAAGTGTATATATCTACCAATTCCTATTTATCATCAGTTTGACAAAATGATATGCAAAGAATATCAGAGAAGACTCAATAACAATACCACTAACGATTATAGTGGTTCTCCAGATATAATCTTTTTTCCAGTAATCACGACGAGATTCAATCACTTCAATACCTTGTGAGCAGTCCCATCACCATCATACTGATCTGTGTCATAATAACCACCCTTCCTTGTACCAAAATAAATTGTGGTCAGGACGAACGGAATCGATATCCAAATTAAAAATTGTCCTAGAAGATCATTCATCAATTACAGTAGCATTTTTAAAAGCCCCATTCGCATTGGAGACATCTTTGTCACCAATTCTTCTGGTGGTTGGTGCTATTCTAGTATTGGCTTCCTCTTCAGTGGCATAAACCTTACGATCATTAAAGGATTCAACCCACTTAAGATTTCCAGCATAATACATCGTTTGTCCTGTGATTAGACTTTTTCTTGTAATATGATGTGCCATGGTGGATGTTTTTAGATATTTAGCAATCAATCATCTTTTTATACTTCGGGTTTCTCTTTAACTCCTCTTCACACATCTTGGTATGTTGGTCAACACACTTACCCCATAGTTTTCTATATCTCTCTGCCTTCTTTTCATCCTTCAAACCATACTTATAATTGTACCAGTTCTTCCAGAGCATAGCACACTTATCACTTAATTTTTGAAGGTGTGGTTCTTGATACATTGGGGTTTTCATTCTTATTCCTCATAACAACATCAGGTCTGGTCCAAGCCTCACCCTTATGTTTTTGAGCTTGTGTAGCTCTCTCATACCATCTATCTATCTGTTCTTGACGCCTCTTGGAGAAGTAAGGATATGCTTGTTGTATAAACTCGTGCAATTCACCTCTCGTGACCCCTCCTGACTTGCGTAGTTGGTAAAGGGGTTTCTTACTTAACTTTCTTTCCCTCATATCACTTACAACTCTATACTTGATACCACCAAAATAGTTTGATGCCCTTTGGATAATATCCTCGTCTGTCATACGAATAGTAAGAGCTATTTGACCCCTCTTTGAACCATAGAAGTTACCTTCTCCCTCAACGAGACCAACCATCCAACTAAATTCATCCATGTTTTATTGTTTAATACTATATTATATAGGATAATAAGGCAATAAAAAAGGGACCCGAAGGTCCCTTGTGACACTCTGTGAAGTGATATCACATTAAGTTCTTTACAGCCACTCTTCTGTAGTAGCGGTTGCTGTTGACGCGGAGGCGTCCCAGACCTTGGGTTGTTCCTTCTGCAAATGGGTTGGCAACAATACCATATCTGGTTTTGAAACCGATTTTCGGTTGGAAAGTATTTTCTCCAACTGCACGTACCATTTGTAAAGGCACATATGGACAATAGAACAGACCAGCGTCATAAGGTGAAGTACCCTTATAACCGGCGACGTAGTACTGGTTACCACCGTTAGTAGCGGTGTTACCAGCGGCCAGGTTAGCCGAATATGGGTCGATGTAGACACGGAACTTACCGT